ACACTTGCTACTTTACGTTTTTTGAAACTACCCATTACATATCTACTTTCTTTTTGAAGTAATCACTACCATGCAGAAGATACATCGAGTTAACATCTTCACCTTCTGGCATGTTAATAATTATAACACTACTAAGCTCCTTGGCTAAGGACTTAGCAAAGTCTATACCAGGTTGATCACCATCCGCAAATACAAATACTGTATTAAAATCTTGGAGCAATCTTGTGTAGTGTTGTTTCCAAGAGTTAACCCCTGGAACACCAACAGCAGGTATGCCACAAAGATAGTGCAGCGTGATAGCATCAATCTCTCCTTCACATACAGCAATAAAGTCTTTAGCAGTATGCAATGCAGTAACATTAAATAATCTAGTTTGCGTACCTGGATACCCTAAGTACTTAGGTTCTTCTGGACCCATAGATCTAAACCTAATGTCAACAATACCTGACGGTGTAATGTATGGGATTGCTAACCTATTAATAAATTGTTCTTGTCCTGGTAGTGGATCAACGACGACTCCTAATCGAATTGTTTCCGCTACTTCTAGAGGTATTCCTCGTTTGAGAAGGTACTCTTCTGCCAAGGGCAGGTTGTCCTCGTAATGATTTGTAGCTTTCTCCAGTAATACTTTCTGCGATCTTGATAGCTTCACGATATGTTACTCCTTCATGTAACTTGATGATGTTAAATCCATTTCCTTTTATTCCACAGCCGTGACAAACAAAGATGTTGTCACCTAAAGATACGCCTGCGGATGCGTGACTGTCACTATGGAATGGGCATTTAATCTTTTGCCAACCAGTGTAGTTGTTCCTTAACTTGCCACCATAATGAGTGACGACTCTATCTATTGGTATTGAATCCATTTAATAACTCCACCCATATATGTACAGGCATAGTGGCATACCAGTCACCGACATTAGTAGTACCACGTTTCTTATGTATAACAACACCTGTTTTAGCTTTATCATTTTCAATCTCAACTAACAGTTCTGATACCCATTGTGCTAGTTCCATGCGAGCATGGTTCTTTACTTCAATTACAACTGACTCAATACCAGTAATATCACCACGGTCATGAACCCCATTAAGAGATCTACGTTCACAGTTCTTGTAACCTTTATCTATTAGGTATCTGACTACTGCTGTTTCTGCAGCAGTACCTTTTTGTTTAGACTTACTCATCTACTAACCACTCATCTGGGTCATCTATACCTGGCTGACTTACTGTCAACGGTTCTACTGGCATGACTGTCATTATCTTGCTTCCTCTAAATCTGCTATAAACATATAGCCTGGATTGAATTGTAACCATACTGGTGACTTACCACTAGCATCAGCTTTACCATACCTGTTCTTGACTGCAGCCACACCTAACAAACCAGTAGAGTTTTGACCAACAGTAAGAATCAAGGCAGGTAACTGTGCAACTTTACCTTGTAGCGAACTACGTGGCTGACATGGTTCACCAGCATAACCTTCTTGAGTGTGGTGCAACACAAGAATAGCAGCGTTAGTATCACGAGCAAGATACTTAAGTTCTTTCAATGCACTACGCATATTACTAAACTCTTCACCACCATCCATGCTAACATCCATCAAGTTATCTATAACAATTAAAGCTGGTGATTCTCCAAGTAGTTCTTCTACTGCAGTGACTTCATCATCTATGTCCGAAAGACTCGGACTGCTATCGAAACTCCAGTAAATATGGCTAGCCAAAGCAAGCTTGTCACGAGAACCAATAGGGTCTTCGGATATAATTTTCTCTGCTTCATGTTGTGATACTCCTGTGATCATTGAATATAAACGCATAGCCATAGTATGAGCATTGGTATCTGCTGATAAATAAAGTGTTGGTGCTTGCATACGCAACGCTAATGCTAGGGCTAGGGTTGACTTACCAGCACCGGGAGTGCCAGCAATCATACTTACTTCTGCTCGTCTTAGTATTATCTGATTGTTCTCAAACGTACGGAACACAGTAGGCATAGGTTCTCCGCCTATGTCTGGTCTACCTACAGATCTAGATAGGGTTTTCATCCTTTGCTCTTAACTCCTCAACATGTTGTTTAGCAAATGCTACATCATAATAGATAGCATCGCCATCATAACCAATAGTATCTAACAAGATATCCCATACACCATCAGGTAATGGTTCGCTATCATTATAGTATTCTTCAACATCCTGTTTAGTAAACCAACTGATGGCTAGTTCTTCTTCAGGGTCTAGGTCTTTCATGTATTTAAATATATCTTTTACTTTCATATCTCTCCTTAGATAGGACAATCCCCCACCAAGACAAGGAGTATTGGTGAGGGACTGCGTCCACTATAGCTTCCCCTCTATAAGAGGACTATCTAGTAACTTGCGTTACTAGAATGTTTGCCACTCTGGTTCGTTGGCTTTCAGATACACAGCCTTGCACTGATCAGGTGTACCCTTAGGTGTTGGACACATGAACGCTTTGTAAGGACCATAAGGACCTTGACCTTCACGCTTAGTCATAACACCATGAGCACACTGACGTACTGCTGTACCGCCTGCAGCAACTGGTGCTACACCTGTCGGTGGTACTGGAGCAAACGTACTAGGTGCAGGAGCAATGGTCTCCTGGATTACGGTAGCACCAAGTGATTCTACTACAGTCTGAACTGCATCAGGAGTGGTAGACAAAACAAAATCCTCAAAGGATTCTACTGCTAAACCAAAACCTAAGTTATATGCTTCAGTTACCTTGTTAACAAACTCTTCTGGAGTATCGCCACGCAAAGTAACCAAGCTACCACGCTTAGTCTTTACTGTTACTGTTACATTCTTTTCCATATTGTTTTTCCTTTACTGTTTCCATTTACAATCTTTAACTAAACCACACATGACACAGTGATTCAAGTTGGGCAAAAAGATTTCTTGCCTACGTGCTGTGTCAAACTTAGTAACCATGTCTGAGATAGTATCAACCGTATACTTATCTAGGTTAATCATCTCACCAATGCCACCATCTCTAGCCATCCAGTATGCACCATACTGTGGACGTATACCAAGTATAGACTCCATGCCTGCAGCATAGAACCCTAACTGTAGATCAGAGCTAGGTGTACGGCTACCAGTTTTAATATCCAATACAACAAGTTCACCATCAGGTGTAATCATAACACGATCTAGGTGCATCTGCACAGGTACATCATTCCATATTGGAGTGATGCCTAGTTCAATAGCAGGTACACCAGGTACTACTTCCCAGATTTTCCAAGCTGCATTCTTACGCCAGTTAATCCACGAGTCAACCATGTTACTACCGTTGACTGTCCACCAGTCCCCATCTTCTTTGTTAGGGTTGGCTTTACTTACTCGTCCTGCTGCTTTCCACTCAGACTTGGCTACATTTTTCTTTTTTAATTGTTCTTCTTGTAACCTAGTCCAAGCTTCATCCCAATACTTATTCATTCCATGTCTCCTTATCGTACGCTTCCGTGGCTTCATGTACTGCTGAACCACCAACAAGATACCAAGTTGGTCGCTCTTCTATTTTTACGATACGGCTTAGGTAATACTTCCACCCACAATCCAGATAGGTTGTGAGTGACGAGTAAGATACATGGGCTGGTAAATCGTAGCCATTAATTTTAATGCTCACTGCCATACTTCCTTTCATAGTAGTATTCCATGGCAAGATCTTCGGCATCGTTCTCAACGATAGCTTCTAATTCTTTGGTGCAATTATAGCACAGATCTAATTCCGTTTGGAATAATTCTTCTTTGTCTTTTATATTACAGCAGCTATCTGACATAATTAATATTCGCCATTGGGTTATCGAATTTAATATTATTAATTTTACGTATCTTTTTACGTTGCTCTTCAGTAGTACCACCCCAGAAACCATACAGTTCATGATGTAATGCATATGTTAAACAAGGGTTCTTGAATGGACAAGAGTCACACAGCATCATTGCAGTAGTAAAATCTTTTTGTTGCTTAATCTTGCGTGACCCTTCCCCTTCCCAATCTTG